TTTAACACGCGCATATCGTTTTCCGATAGATTGCCGTTTTTCCAAAAGTCAAACATCATACGCAGTTGGCCGCCAATGGTGCGACCTTCTATAAAGGCGACAGCCACTAATTCCTCATAAGTTTCGCGCGGAACCAGTACACTCTTCCATTTTTTAGTATCCATGGTAAAACTCCCACTCCGTTATGTGGGAATATATAAGATAGGCCGGCTATACGCAAGAAAAAACCCCCTTTCCGTTGCAGTGCGAAACCTAGCCGGGAAAGAGGGTAGTTGTGCGGGAGACTCCAAGTGCTTATTTGGAGAAAAAAGACAATGAGGGAAGCCCCCCGCTACAGGCATATAGACACGCAACCCTCAGCAAATTGCGGCCCCTATATTTCTTTAGTCTCCCCCCATGACGGCCCAATGTCAATATCACATTTGTTCGGTATGCAAAGAGAAATAGATTTTTCCATTATTTCCCGAATTTCTTTTGCTTTGTCCAACGTGTCAACGCTAAACGCAAGTTCGTCGTGGACTTGAATAAGCGGCGTATGCCCCGCCTGATAGACGTCCAACCATGCTTTCTTGGTCATGTCCGCGGCCGAGGCTTGAATGAGCCTGTTTAGAGCCTTGTATGTCATAGCGCGCTTGAGCCGGGTTGTTGGCCCGTGGGCCGCGACAGCCTCTTGGTAGGGCATGGCCTTGTGCATATCAAAGGTGTCGGGCTCCCAAAGGTTAAATCGACACTTTCGGCCGTGCAATGAACGCACCGAACCGCTTGACCGGGGGTCTTCCAACCTTCTTTGCACGCCGGAGTTTAGTTGCTTTAGAAAGGGCAACGTGGAGTTGAATTGTTTCAGTATGGCCCGGGCTTCGTCTACCGATACGTCCAGTTCCCCGGCTAATTTGTTGACGCCCATGCCATAAATAATGCCAAGGCCCACCGATTTAGCCGCTTTGCGTTTAAGCCCGGTCATTTCGGCCACCATAGTATGAAAGTCGGTATCCGGATCGTTTGTGTAGGCGTCCACCATCTCGGCAACGCCCGCCAATTGGGACCGGGTGCTTTTCCCATAGGCATCTGCATAATGGACCGCGATGCGCGGCTCCTGTTGCGAGAAGTCAATGGACGCCCACTGTTCCCCCTCTTCGGGCATAAACAGACTGCGGATCATTGGCCCCAATTCTGGGTCGCGGGCCGGGATTTGTTGGAGGTTTGGGTTGGACATGGACACGCGGCCGCTGACTGTACCGCCATCTTCAGATCGAATTTGGTTTATGTGCCCGTGAATTCTCCCGTCTGGGCCCACGTAGCGCAACAGACCATCAATAAATGTGCCGTTTATTTTGTTATACGCACGCGCTTGGACAATTGATTGCGCCAATTCGTGCGGATGTTCTGAGAGAAATTGTTTAGTAAACGAGGGAGCGCCTTTTTCTGTGCGCGGATATTCCAGACCGGCCTTATCAAAGGCTTGAGCTATTGATTGCGCTGCCCATATTTCCACATCCTTTCCAACAATATTCTTAATCTTTTTTAGCAGACCCTTTTCTCTTTTCAAAACGGTTTGTTTGGATCTTTCCGCTAAATCTAGGTTTACGCGCACGCCCTTTAACGTCATGTCCACAAGACAAGGGAGCAAGCTATTTTCTAGCTCCCAAATAGACCAAAGATCCTCGCGGTTTATTTCTGTTTTAAAATGGTTCCAAAGTTCCAAGGTCAGCGTTGCGTCGCCCTCGGCATAACCTCCGACATACATTGCCGGCAACTTCCACATTTCGCTCTTGGGATCTACGCCAAATTCCCGGGCGGCTTCCTTCAGACCCTTTTCTGCCTTGGTTTTGCCCAAGTAATCGTAGCCCAGCGCATTGAGCGCATAGCTAAACCGGTTTTCGTCCAACAAGTTTGCTGTGACCATAGTATCAATGATACGGCCGTTGACGTTGTAGCCGTCCGCACGCAACCAACCCAAATCATATTGCGCATTGTGCATGATTTTATCGCCGGGAGAGTTTAATTGTTTTTGTAACCAACGCCGCACGATTTTTTCATCTAAGTTTCCGCCGCCCCAATGGCGGACCGGGACATACCCGGACCACCCACTTGTCGCAACAGCAAAGCCAATGATTTCCCCATCTTTAGTGGGCCAGCCGGGCCCTTTGTTTTTTAAATTAGGATCCTTTGTTTCAAGGTCGATACACAATTCCGACGCATCCGTAAGGTCCGGAAGTTCACTCGGGGGCACCCATTCCGTTTTAGGTGGGAACATTGGCATTTGCATTTTTGTTTGCATTACGATTGCCTACTTTTAAACACTGGCAAGGTAACGTCTGGATGTCTTTCCTGCACGTCTTCCAAGATTTTTTCAACCGGTTCATCCGACTTTTCCTCTTCGAAGAGGATATGCGGTTCAATAGGTTTGGCATTCTGCTGAAATGCAAACTCTGCGCCTAACCCGGTATATCCCGCCTTATCAATCCAAGAATCGACATGATCTATGGTTTCTAACAACCGGCTAGTTTTCACCCAATCCATCATTAGCGCCACATGCGCCGGGGTTAATTCATCCACATGTTTAAGAATAATCTTCCAACCGTCTGCGATACGTTGGTGGTTTACAAACGCGTCTCCATAATCATCCGCCCGTGGGCCGTTAATAAGCTCTTTTGCTTTGTCCAAAACTTCATCTCGCTTCATATTTAAAATCCTCCGGGGTTAATTCGGGCAACGCCCGGGCTTTTTGTTGGGAACTTGTGCGTTCTCGGGTTCTAAAAAACCCGTCGAATTGTGGGTTTTCTTTCATAAATTTTCGCGCAAACCACGGGCTATAATTATTGTTTAGTTTAAACATAGATTTCCCTGCCACGTCTGCTTGATCTGTCTCCCATCGTATTCGCTCAAAAATGGCGCTTGCAGAATAATGTCGAAAACCCCGAGCAATTATTTCTCGCGTAAACAATGCGAACAACCCTTTTACTTTGGGGTGTTTTTCCGAAAACTTTTTAGCTTGTGCGTCTATTTCATCTTCCCTTGTAAGTATCATAGTTGATAGCTCCTAGTTACATCCTCGGGGTCAACAATATAAAGATTTTCCCGCGCCCTTGTGACCCCAACGTAAAAGACCCGGTGCATGTCGTCGCCCATATCGCGCAAGGCGGCCGACGTTAAATCAGTGTAAATAACCACGTTGTCCGCTTCACCGCCTTTGGCTCCGTGGATCGTGGACAGTTTTATGCGGGGCACGGCGTTAAACTTTTCACCGCTCCGCAGTAGGGCCGTAATGTACACCCGGTCTAAATCGGGCATTTTATCCATAGCCTCATGCCACACCATGTCGTCTTGTACTAAAAGGCCATGGTGTTCTTGTAAGCGGGATAACGTAAATAATTTATCGTCATCGTGCGGTTTAAACCGCTTAAAGCCACGCTTTATGTGCTTTCCGTTTCCGGACATATAATCGTAAATATTTTGCGCTGTTTTGCAATCAATACTTTTGCCCCGACGCATTTGTTCCCACCCATTAACGGAGCTACTTACTTTTTCTGATATGGACCGGTGGCCGTTGCGCTCAAACAAATATCCGTTGTATTTTAAGGTTTCGGCCACAGGGGACAGCATATAGTTTGCCTGCGCCATGACCAGCCAATCCCCTCCGGACATATCCATGTCTCCAACGCTGTAGATCCGCTCAACTTTCCCCCGCTTTTTGCGTGGTAAATATTTCTTAGGGAAGCGACGAATTATGCGGGAGGCCACTTGTTCGGCTACCGTGTGAACCTCGGCGGGGATTCGATAGGATTGTTCTAATACATCAGATCCGCCTTCTAAGTTAATGAAGTGATCGACGTCAGCACCCGCCCACCGATATATCGCTTGATCGTCGTCTCCTGCGCAATACATGCGCTCAGACAAGTCATCTAAGGCGTGGGCAATGTCCCATTGCACGGGGGATAAATCTTGTGCTTCGTCCATAAAGCAAAGTTTAAACCGCGGGCAGTGAAAGACGGCTTTTTCTGCAAAAGAAATTAGCATATCGGTGTAGTCCACAAGCCCCTGAACTTCTTTGTAAGCGGTGTAAGAGCGATTAACATAGTCCACCTCGGCCCATGTTTCGTTTAACTGGCTGCGGTCATACTCTTCCACCAATTTGGTTTTTTTGAGGCGCGACAAATTTATAAGTTGCAGGATAGGGTGATCCGACGAAACCAACACGCTATCGTCATCGTCTGATATTTTAGTTATGCTTAACGCCATGCCTATTTTGTGGGACAATTCGTTATAATGCTCCGCCTGCATAAGCTGGCTATCCTTGAGGCCCAGCATACGATAGGCGAGAGAATGCAACGTGCGGAAGTACGGCAAGTCGTTTTCCGGATCTAAGTTAAACCGAACGGCGGCGCGTTCTTTAGCCTCATTTGCTGCTTTTCGTGTGAAGGCTAGGAATGCAATTGTATTTGGAGACGTACCATTGGAGAGGGCTTCCTCCACCATATTTAACAGTGTCGTAGTTTTTCCCGTACCGGGGGGTCCGAATATTCGATACATCGTATCCTGCCTCTTCAATTGCTCCAAATAACTCTTTCACTGTTTTGACCCCGCAATTCGGGATCGACAGAAGTTCCGCGGGATCGACAAGATTAACAAAGTCTTGCACGCTTAACCCCGGAGGTACGCCATTGCAGATCGCATTTTTTGTGCGGATAGATACTAATGGTGGGATAAATTGATCCATTCGAGTGATATTGCTAAAGTCGAAGTATGGTGCGCCTTTCTTTGCTTCGTCGTACCACCGCTTCAATCTACTTCTCTTGGCCAACACTTGCCGAACACGCTCCCGGGAAATACCAAACTCTTTTCCTATCTTGTCGTAAGAATATTTAGGCTTACCCTTTTCGTTAAGCTCCTGACGCATAGCATAAATTTTTTCCATCCTCGGTTTTTCCATTAGAACGGCGCCTCCATATCTTGCCCAAAGTCGGGTGTATCAATATCAATAGCCACAACGTCATAAGCCGGAATGACCCACAAACGAACGGCTTTGCCCTTAATTTTCATAACGGTGCTTTCCCCATTTCTATCCCGGAGCCGTTGCGCAATCTTATGACTTTTGTATTCAAAGAATTTGTTCTTGCGTAGATGTGCTTCAAAGTCTTTGAGCCGGAAATAAATACGCCCCTCTTCCTCGTCTGTATAAGGCCGACGCAATAGTATTTCCTCGCGCGTATTGGCTTTTTGTAACGTGGTACAAAATTCTTCCAAATAATCATAAAACTGTCCATCAATGGATGCGTCTTCAGACACTTCCACAATAGCGCCCTCGGTTTCCGTCATGTCTGTTAGCAAGTGATTTATCCGGGCTTCCCACTGCTCTTTCTTCGCGGTCCGTGGAAGGTGGTTTAATTGCTCTACACACGAGCGTTGAAATGCGGTCTGATTCATTAGAGCCTCTGTATCTAGCTCCAAAGGCTCCCCGTTGACGTCCATAAACCAGACCGGCGGCAGAGAGTTATACTTGCGAAGGTTTGCCACTGTAGCCCCCGACACAGCCGCTCCCACGCCATACTTGCGCGTGCGGCAAAGCTCTGCGTTACAGTAACTTTGTATTGGGGCGTCTTTGCACTTATACGCATAGTCTTTTTTCTGTAGCTGTTTGGCTACAATATTAACCTCATTAAGCGGCAACGGCGGATCTAAATACTGCGCGTTATAAGACAAGATTTCAGCTTCCCAGCTATCGGGGTAAGCCTTGCGCAGATACACGCCCAAATTAAACAAGCCGTTGTTACGCCCGCCCTCACTTATTTTTAGCTTGGCAAGGATTTGCAAGCACGGCGGCCCGTCGGGAATAATGGCGTCACCACTATCTTCAATCTTGAGAGCCTGCACTTGCTCCGGAGTTTGCACATACTGCGCATACTGCGCAAAAAATTCTTTTAATGTGGCCGCGGCACCGTCATCGTGAAACCCGTAGCGTAAACCATCCTCTGCGTTGTAGTAAGGCATGTTCAAAAAGTTGCCCACATCGCCGCGGTCTAAGAATAATTTTATTTGTTTGGGGAAGATTTCACAGCCCCCGTGCCCAAGCACCGAGGCTATGTGCCCAAGCACTTCCTGCATTTCTTTGGCAGTAATCCAATCGTTTACAAACAGGAACATATGCGCGCCGCCTGACTTTGACCGACATACGATCAGAGGCAGCTTGAGTTTCCGAATTTGTGATATTAAAAGTTTGTGGTCAAGCGGGTAAGTATCTACATCAATACAGCCCCACTTTACTTTGTTGTCTTCATTAATCGGGATTATTCCAATGCTGGCACCTTTGCCAGAGAGATGCCCCTCCCAATGCTTCGTGGTCCGTAGTTCGCGGACGACGGTTGCTTTACCTGTGTTTTTACCGTTTGCCTGTGTTTTATCTATTTTATATGTGCCGTAAGCTTGTTCTAGCCCGGCGAAAATATCCGCAAACTT